CGAGTCTGCTGTCCCCGCCCACTCGCTCAGATTGTTGTAAATCACCACGTAGTCCGTTGACTTGCAGTAGGGCGAATTTCTGCCTAGCCACGCTACCATCTCTTGGTGTCGCAGTGTCGGATCGTGTTGCGTGTAGCCGATTCCATAGAACTCGCGCACATGGCATCCACTCTTGGCTACGGCTCCAACTAGCCCCAACAGCAGTAACAGAATAAGCCAACGCATTTACCACGCCCAACTCCATGCAATCATGTACGTGCCAAAGATGACGAAGGCTACAAGAAGGGCTGCGGCAATAAATGCTTCAGCCCAGTCTCGCATGCTAGTCTGCCGTTAAGTCAGGTTCAGGGACTACAGGAGGTTTAGCCGCTTCTTGAATTGCTTGGATTAGGCTGTACACCTCTTGGTAGGGGCGTGTGCCAAGGTAACCAAGCACTTGGTTTACTGTTTCAATTGGTAGTTGCAAGTTCATCTGATTTTTCCTTAAGCTTTTTAGTCTTGGCAATGACAGCGGTCGAGGTGTCTCGATCAATCGTCATGTAACCCTTGCAGGTAATGTTGTAGTCTACCCCATTTGCGTCTTTTTCGCTCTTGATGGGCACGGCAATGTCAAGGTTTTTGAACAGGAATTCTTTGCCATTTTCAAAGACTCGCCAGACGTGATCTACGCTTCCACGTCCAGCTTGTCCGCGGCTTTTGTTAAAGCGAATTTGGTACGTGTTCATACAACCTCAGCAGGGGCAGGGCATACAGAAGGGGGAGCCATTTGAACGGTCAGGTTAAAGTGCACAAACTTAATTGGCAGGTCTGCCGCATGGCGCGTAAATGAGTGGGCTAACCATGAGTTGGCAAAGATCATTAGACCCGGCTTTGGGGTAAAGTTAATCATCTTGCTGGCAGGCGTTGCCATGTTAATGTCTTGCTCAGGCAAGTCAATCTGAACTTTGGCTGAACGTGGGTCATGAAACACCAAACGAGAGCAATTCTCTGGTGTCTCCAAAAAATAGAACCCCACAATCTGTGAACCAAAGCCGTGAACGTGCGCATCCATAGATGAATGCTTGTGGTGTTCCTGTGTCCACATCTCAGTGAATGTCACCACCTTGTCTTGCATGGCATAACCCTGCTCATTGAGAATGTTCCAACCTGTAGCCCCAACAAACTCAGAAAACTTAGCAACACGAGGGTCGTTAAAATAGTTGCCCGTCATGTAAACAGGATAAATATCGTTAAGTTCTTGTTGTTTACGTTGCGCTTCTAAAGCTTCCTCAGAAACAGCATTAACCACTTCTAAAAAGTCAGGGCGCTCAATCAAAAACATAGGACACGGAAAATGGTGCGCGACCTGTAACTGTGTCTGAAGTACAACCTCTGCCACCGACTCGGCGGCTTTGCATACTTTTTGGTTTGACTTTTTGGTTGCAGTTTTTGCCATTATTAACTCCTTGTTAAACAGGCTCTTATTTTATAACAACTACCCATGAAGTTGTTGGCTCGTTCCATGTGTAACGTTTATCGTCTGTTGGATATGGCGTAGGAGCTTCCCACAAGCAAGTTGTTTCGTTTAAAACCCACGAGGCAAACGGTTTGGGCGGAATAAAAGCATCTCGGCTTAAGTCGTATGTGTACCCAATTCCTGCATAGTTCTTACGCAGTGGAGTTCCACCGTTTTTGTGAACGCCGCCGTGGGTGTTATATGAAGTCTGCACCCACCCTGTACCGAATAATCCAGAATTTATAACGTCTTGTTCAACCACAATAACTTGTGTAACGATACCGTTTTCTACTTTTGCAAAATGACTCATACTTTGTCCTTAGAAGGTAATTGAGCCAGAACTCGTAAAGGTGTAATAGCGATAACCGCCTGTTGTGGTAGTTGATGGTGAGCCAGTTGTAGAAGCCGCCGCTGCAAAAGAATCAGCGTAACGAATAATAACAACACCAGAGCCACCAGCTCCGCTTGAGCCATTGGCGTTATCTCCTCGATTACCACCACCACCACCACCAGTATTTGCAGTTCCAGAAACAGCAGTAAGAGGCGTTGCGTTGTTTCCTATTGTTCCAGCTCCGCCACCGCCCACACCTCCAGCACCAGCTACGCCAGATACTGATGCAGAACCACCACCACCACCAGCGTAGTAAGTACCAAGACTATTCCAATTTAGACCAACTCCTCCAGTACCACCATTTGGATTGTTTCCAGTACCCCCCACAGCGCCTGCGCCACCACCACCAGCGGCATATTCTTGTTTACCTAAACCGCCAGCATAACCTTGGCCAGAAGGAGATGCCGCACCGCCAGTGCTTGTACTAGTTCCATATCCGCCACCACCACCGCCAGAACCACCATCATTACCCGGACTACTAGGGGTATAAGCGCCGCCGCCACCGCCGCCTGTTGATGTAATTGTTCCAAATACAGAAGCATTACCATTTCCACCTTTAGCATTAGCTGAGAAAAGATTGCTTGCGCCGCCACTACCAACAGTTACTGTAATTGCTGAACCCGCAGTAACAGCATATCCTGTCGCGGTTCTATAACCACCCGCACCGCCACCACCGCCAACCCATCCAGAACCAGCACCGCCGCCAGCGACTACCAAATATTCAACTGAGCTTGGGGCAGAGGCTACTGGAGTCACCGAATTACTTGCCGCGCTGGCAGGGCCCGTCCCGCCCGGTGTTGTCCCAGTAACAGTAAACGTGTAAGGCGTACCATTAGTTAGACCAGAAACAGTGATTGGAGAAGATGATCCTGTCCCAGTAATTGAGCTAGGGTTTGATGTCACCGTATAACTACTAATGCCGCCATTCCCCAAATCAGTCGGTGCTGTAAATGCTATGGAGGCAGAACTAACACCAGCAGTAGCAGTCACAGAGGTAGGGGCGCCGGGACTGCGAGGCCACAACCCAAGTTTGGTGTAAGAAACAGCTTGAGTAAGCGTCCAAATTCCTTTAGCTGAAGAAGTTGTTGGAATAGTAGGATTCTTGGTGACGATGCCACCGGGGAACTGGTTAGACATTCACAACCTCCACCCAAGATGTTGTTGCCTCATCCCAAGTGTAAAATTTGTTATCAGTTGGGTGCGGTATTGGGGAACTCCACAAGCAAGTATTCTCATCAAACAACCATGATGGGTATGGCTGTGGTGGGATAAATGCGTCACGGTTTGCGTCGTATGTGTAACCAATCCCAGCGTAGTTTTTACGTAATGGACGACCTTCAGGATGCTGTCCTCCGCGAGTGTTGTACGAAGTTTGAACCCATCCTGTACCAAACATACCAGAATCAATGACATCCTGATCTGCCACAATAACTTGTGTAACTATGCCGTTTTCAACTTTTGCAAAATGACTCATGTTTCGCCTCAGAATGTAATTGAACCAGAAGAAGTCCACGTGTAATAACGATAGCCGCTACTTACTGTAACTGTAGGTGACCCAGTTGTAGACGCGGCGACAGGAAAAGTGCTAGCGTATCTAATAATCACAATACCTGAACCGCCAGCGCCACCAGTATTAGTATTACCATAACCACCAGCGCCACCACCGCCAGCACCTCTGTTAGTAGTTCCAGCAGTGCCCGCATTGTTTCCTGTGCCGCCTGTGCCGCCGCCACCCGAACCACCGCATGATTGTGTGCCACCTAGTGAATATGTACCACCACCACCACCGCCTGCGTAAAAGGTGCCAATTCCTAGCCAATTTATACCGTCGCCGCCGTTTCCACCTCTGGAACTACCGCCAGTGTTACCTACTCCAGTTGCACCACCACCGCCGCCGCCTGAATTGCATGAAGCATTACCGCCTCGATTTCCTTGCCCTGATGTTCCGCATCCATAACCTGCACAGTTATGACCACCGCCACCACCAGAGCCGCCAGTACCGCCTCCATTGCCTTTTCTACCACCATAGCCACCGCCAGTAGAGGTGATAGAACTGAACACTGAATTTGAGCCGGGGTTGCCATTTGTACCAGTACTTCCAGTACCACCTGCGCCAACTGTGACGGTATATGAAACACCTGTTGAAACAGCAAGTGTTGATGTTCTATATCCACCCGCGCCACCGCCTCCGCCACCATCGTAACCTCCTGAGCCGCCACCCGCAACAACCATATATTCAACAGATGTAATAGCAGGCGCAGATGGCGTTACGCTGTTACTTGCCGCACTAGCCGCGCCTGTACCAATTGCATTTGTAGCTGTAACCGTGAACGTATAACCTGTACCGTTACTTAAACCAGAAACAGTAATAGGAGAGCTTGCTCCAGTACCTGTAATGCTACTGGGCGAACTTGTAGCCGTGTAACCTGTAATAGCCGACCCGCCATCGCTTGCTGGTGCAGTAAAGGTGATAGAGGCAGTTGCATTGCCAGCGGTAGCTGTACCAATCGTAGGCGCCCCGGGCACCGTGGCTGGGCTTACACTATTGCTTGCGGCACTTGCCGCACTTGTTCCTAATGGGTTTGTTGCTGTAACAGTGAAGGTATAAGAAGTTCCTGAACTTAAGCCTGTAACTGTAAGCGGTGAAGAACTGCCAGTTGCAGTGAAACCTCCGGGGCTAGAAGTCGCGGTATACGTTACTGGTGTTGAATAATTTGAACTACCCGCCGTAAACGACACAGAAATAGAACTTGACGACGCAGAAGTTGCGGTGCCAATTGTCGGAGTCGCAGGCTTGGTAGGCCAAAACCCCGAGCCTATGGCTTGCATTTGTTGTCTTGAAGTCCAAATTCCACTAAAAGTAGGCATATTTATTTACCACCTGATTGAACCAGAAGAGTTATATGTGTAATAACGATAACCGCCTGTTACAGTAACCGTAGGTGATCCAGTTGTAGATACGGCGGCATCATAAGTATCAGGGTACGCAACAATTACAATACCTGAACCACCTGACGCACCAAAAGCGCATGGGTTATCGCCACCACCACCTCCGCCGCCGCCTCGGTTAGCAGTCCCAGCGGTTGGGGATATTGTGACGCATCTACCACCTGCACCACCACCACCTGAGCCTCCAGCTCCGCCATTATTACATTGACCAGTACCGCTACCGCCACCGCCACCAGCGTAAGTCGTTCCGTTAATCCATGTGTATCCAGCACCACCTGCTCCGCCATTTGGATAAGAATTGATTCCGTTTTGACCTGCCGCGCCAGCACCACCGCCGCCAGCACCCATGTAATAGGTTGTGCTTGCTGGAACAGAACCGCCTACGTTACCTTGACATGCTGTTGCAGTACCGCCTGATTGCGCCCCACCTGATGGCTCACCACGACTTGCACCGCCGCCTGATCCTCCATTGCCACCTGCTAACGAAGTGCCTGTGTAACCAGCACCTCTACCTCCACCTACAGAAGTATTTCCAAATCCTGTAGAGGATGAGCCTTGCGTTGCGGAACCAGCGCCTATTGCTGAACCAGAACCGCCACCACCAATCGTAAATGAATACGTAGTTCCAGTCGTCACAGAAACACATGTTCTGATTAAACCGCCAGCACCTCCACCCGCACCACGTTTAGAGCCACCACCACCGCCACCAGCCGCCATAAGGAAACTAACAGATGTTGGCGCGCCTGTAACCGTTACGCTATTGCTTGCGGCGCTAGATGGGCTATTCCCATATGCATTTGTAGCAACAACTGCAAATGTATAACTTGCACCATTTGTTAGACCACTTACGGTAATAGGGGAAGATGCCCCTGTACCAGTAAAGTTACTTGGCGTCGAGGTCACCGTATAACTACTAATGGCTCCACCACCCACATTGGTTGGCGCTGTAAATGCCACAGACGCAGACAAGTTTCCAGCAGTAGCTGTGCCAATAGTAGGGGCGTCAGGAATTAGTAACGGAAAATATGATGCCGTTAAAAAACCAGCTTGATAGCGCATCGACATTAGCGACTCCTATCAGGATGTGATTGCTTCAAATGATGCAGTGAAATTGATTGCGTTAGCTGTGCCAACCGTTACACCAACAGATTGAAATTGGGTAACATAAAAAGCCGTGGTCTTGTCAGTCACAATCAATGATGCATTTGCTGGAACACTCACCTGATACACAATGTAGTAAGGCGTACCGCTTGCAAATGTTGGGTTGTTTGCAACCGCAACACTTACGTTAACAGCAGAAGCGGTCACGTTAGAAGCAACAATGTTGTTGATCTTATTGACTGTGCCTGATGCGGGGGATAGCCCCGGGAGCGAGACTGTACCGCTTGTACTTGGGTCAGCATACGTCCATGTTGCAACAGCACCTGTACCAGAAGGAGCAATATATGCTGTTGTTCCGTTAATGGTCGTTACATTGACGATATTTGGGTTTGCCATTTATAGCTCCTTAGAAACCGAAGATCATCGCCATAGCGATGGATTTGCCTGTTGATACACCAGAAGACGCCTGAAAGGTTGGAGCGGCTCCTGAACCATTTGAAGTCAGCACATAAGTCGCAGTCCCAGCAGAAGTTGAAGTAGGTGCGGCTCCTGCGCCACCTCCAATAACAACACCATACTGAGTCAATGCGGCGGATGAGGCCCATGAACTTGTACTTGAGAAGTAAGGCACACCGCCTGACGTTCCTGCAACAGTTAAAGCAAGGGTTCCTGAAGTTGTTATGGGAGATCCAGCAACCGAGATTAGTCCACCTGTAAATGATTGAGCAACGCTCGAAACAGTACCTGAAGCACCTGTACTTGATGCCAACAGCGTAACAGTGCCTGCGCTGTTCTTTGCGTACAGCTTCATGTCAGCTATGTTTAATCCTAACTCGCCATTGGCAAGGTTTCCAGAAGTAGGGACAGCAGAAGCCGTTGTGCTGTAGTACAGCGATATTGGGGTAAAGCCTGAAGCCGCCATTAGAAGGTTCCTCCGAAGATGCCAGTTGTAGCATTCAATGTTGTAAACGCACCCGTTGATGTCGTTGTTGCACCAATCGATGTTCCGTTAATTGTCCCACCAGTTATAGCTACTGCGCCAGCACTTTGTGTGGACATTGTCCCTAAACCAGTGATTGCTGTGTTAGGGATCGTGGTGGACGCAGACATTGCGCTTGTGCCGTTGCCGTACACATAACCAGTCAGGGTAGTAGCACCTGTACCGCCGTTTGCGACGACCAAAGTACCAGCAAGGGTGATCGTCCCTGACACGGTGACGGGGCCTCCGCTCGTGGTCAGTCCAGTCGTACCGCCAGACACATCCACGCTTGTCACCGTACCACCAGCGGAAGGGGTAGCAGAAATTGTGATGCCGCCAGAAGTATTTGAGATACTGACGTTCGTGCCAGCAGTCAAAGTAGCCAGTGAGTAGCCTGAGCCGTTACCGATAGCCAACTGGCCGTTTGATGGTGTAGCCGTTAAGCCAGTACCGCCGTAAGCAACACCGATAGCTGTGCCGTTCCATGTGCCTGCTGTCAGAGTTCCAACACCAGTAATACCAGTGTAGGAGCCACTCAAACGAGCCGCTAGAAGCGTTCCAGAGGTGATATTGGCGGCGTTGGTTGTGTCGGTGGTGGCTGAAGGAGCCAAACCAGATACAGCTCCCGCGGCAATAGCAATAGACGTATTGGTGACCGACGTGAGGCGACCATAAGTATCTACAGCAAAGACTGGAACCTGTGAGGCAGAACCGTAGGTCGCCGCAGTTACGCCAGAAGCCGCCAAAGCAATCGTGACAGCCGCCGCACCTGTGTAGCTTGTACCTGTCAAACCTGTGCCGATGGTCAAAGCATTTGGGTTAGCCGCCGTGATTGTTCCAGACGCACCTAAAGAGATGGATGTGCCATTCACGGTCACTGCGCTGTTGGTCAAAAATGCATTGCTAAACGTACCAGAAGTAACTTGAGAGGCGGCAATTGCAATAGCCGTATTGCTGGCGCTGGTAATCTGACCTTGCGCGTTAATTGCAATTGTTGGTACAGATGCCGCAATACCATAAGACCCAGCCGAAACGCCAGTGTTGGCAATGTTGAACGTGTAAGAGGGCGACTCGTTCAGACCTGTACCAGCAGAATAGGTCAAAGGAGCGCCAAACTGTACCCAAACAATTGCTGTAGTACCAACCGTAATTGGAAGAGGTGTCTGTTGAACCCAAGATGTATTGGCGTAAGAAGTGCCAGACAAAATCAAAACAAAGTCGCCTTGATCAATTTCGTTGGTTCCAGAACCGCTTGTGTCGTAGTCAGTAGCGCGAGTCAGAATAAAAGGCGTTCCTGCTGTACCTACTTGCGTAACAACATAAATACCGTTTTGAGCACCGCTAACTTGGTTCTTAACTAAAATTCGGTTGTTTACAACAGTCAGCACGCTATCTACAGTCAGCGCACCATTTGCCGTAGCAGTCAACGTAGCGCCAACACCAGAAGCACCGTTGTTATATGTGCAAGATGCAAGAGCGGCTGTTGTCGCTAAATTACATGATTGGTGAAAGTTAATACCAGATGCAATTGAATCTGCGTATTCTTTGTTGACAATGTCAGTATTGGCAGTTGGAAGAGTCGTAATCGTTCCAGTGGTCATTGCTACATTGGTAAACGTACCAGCGGCGGCTGTTGTTGCGCCAATTGTCGTGCCGTTGATCGTGCCACCAGTTACCGCTACCGCACTTGCGTTCTGTGTGGACATCGTGCCCAAGCCAGAGATCTGCGTGTTTGTAATCGCAATTGGTGTTGCCGCCATCGCTGTCAATTGACCTTGCGCGTTGACAGTTGCAGTCAAGGTATTGCTTGCAGATCCGTACGAGGCGGCAGTCACTGCGGTATTCGCTAGATTAATCGTCTGAGCAGTTGCGCCAGTGTAAGATCCCGCAGTGAATCCAGTCCCGAAAGTCAAGGCATTTGGGTTCGCGGCAGTAATCGTGCCGGAAGCTCCAAGGTTAACACTTACACCATTGAACGTAACATTAGGATTCGCGATTTGGGCATTAGTAACCGTTCCTGATAAGTCAGTAGTTGGAATAGTGGCAGAAGCGTACATAGGGGATGTGCCGCCACCTTGGATGTAACCAACCAAGTAGCTTGTACCAGTACCGCCACTTGTAACATTAAGTACGCCGCCAAGAGTTATTGCTCCGCCTGTTGCCGAAGATGGCGTAAAACCTGTGCTACCAGCAGAAAATAATGTAACACCACCAACCAACGAGAATTGGCTCCACGAACCTGATGCATAGCCATCAAATGTTTGCGTGTCAGTATTAAATCTAAACTGACCTGCGGTGCCTACAGGTTGCTGCGCCGTTGTTCCCTTAGGTAAGGTTACGCCGCCTGTCCCAGGTAGTGTTACGTTATCAACAACTGAAATCGTTGGATTGCCTGAGCCATTACCATTGGCAACAGCAATTTGATTTGCTGTGCCAGTAATTTCGCGACTTGCAACAGTTGTGCCACCCACTACTGCAATCATGCCTGTGCCGCCTAAGCTAGCTACAGCTGCTGCAATTCCAGTTAATTGCAACGTGGGGTTACCACCAGTACCATCAGCATTAGATACACTCAAGCCATTGCCTGAAGTTGCTATAGAACGGTTAATCAGTGAACCGGCACCGTCTTTAACAACAATACCACCGCCAAGCGCGTTTAACTGTGAAACTGCGCCTGTTAATGCAACTTGATAGTAAGACTGCGCGCCGCCATCAACCAATGTAATACCAGTGTTGGTTGATAAATAGCGGCTGTTGGGTAGTGTAGGCTCTTGGTTTTTAGTTAAAAACGTTGCAGTTAGCGCAGGTGATGCAGCAATGGCGCCTGTAGTTGTCTTAACCGTAACGCCGTTTTGCACAATTGGCACTGACTCGGTGCCTGTGATTGCACCAGCTGCTGGTAGTTGCGTAATTTGTATATTGGCCATATTACGGACTCAGGTTATCAAGGTTGCCATTGGTCTCTGGATCATCAGTATTCTGCTCCGGAGAGATGTTGTACGTATTATAAGGCCCAGTGATCAAGGAGTCTTGGTTTGCAGCTACACTGACATCAGGCCTTGGAAATCTAAGTGCAATCTTTTCAGGCTGCCGCGCTGGTAAACGGTATGGGTCAAACTGATCTCTGCAGCCATGGTCACAGACTTTTAAGCCCGGGTTATTGCCATCAGGCATCAGTTCAACATACGCTCTCTTCATGTGACATCTGTCACAAATTGCAATACTTAATACCGCATTGCCAAGAGTATCTAGCGTACGTGGCATACTTACCTCGTATAGTAACTAATATTGGGAGCAAAGTAAATCGGACTCTTGTCTCTTTCTTCCTGCTCAGCAATATTCCAATACTTTTCAGCTTGTCCTTCAAGATAGGCAATACGCTCTCCGGCAACTGTGGGTAGTTCCATAGCCATCTGATGCGCGAGCATATTCTGAATGGCCAGATACCATCTCTGGGGAATTTCTATCTCACCTGATAAATCACCTACATCCTGGATTTGCCGATGTCTCCAGACCACGAGTTGTGGAGCGAATGATGATGGCGCAGGCCAAACGTACATTGCAGGCTGCGGAATGTTACGGTCAAACCAAAATTGTAGCGGGTAAAGACTGGTAAAGTTCTTGTTAGGCAGGTTGGTGTAGTCATCACGATTCAATCGAGCAAGTGGTATTTCATTGGCGTTTGAGCCAAAAACCACCTGATAAACACCCATATTGGCGCCTGCTGTTTGCAAGATCCTCCAGTACGGCGTGCTGGCAGAAGGCTCTAAGTCGTAGTAAAGCCATGTGCCTGCAGACCACGTAACGGCTCCAGGGCTATAAACAGTTGTCCATGTATTACCATTGGTAGAAGACTGAATTGAGATGGTCACTGAGCCGGATATTGCTGGTAGTATACCCACGGTCCCCATGTAGATGTCATTTCCAGACCCGTTATTGATGCCAATATAGCCCGTGTTGGTGGTTAATTGACAAATGTTGGTGTATTGACCATCAAAGGCGTTAGCCGTAACACCAGAAGAACTATTAGCCCCAGTGTTATTTGCAGTGACTGTTCGGTAATTGGAGTTCAAAACATCTACCGTGCCAGTTGGCAGGTAGTAAACATACTTGTCGGGATTAAGACCTATCACAGTCTTATCAATACACCAGTACTGAATTCCGCGATTTGCAAGATTAGAAAGCAAGTAATAAAGACTGTCTTTTGAAGACTGCACTTGTTCTACCGTTAACTCTTCAGCCAGCTTTCCGGCACGACGCGCGCCGTGATCAATCAGATTCTGAACCGTGATTGTTGTTTGGCCAACTGTTCCACTAGTGCTCATACATTACCACCCAGGACAATTCCAACGTTTAAGAGATGCGGCCTTACGAGTAAGCTCGCCTTTTTCATCGCGCTTAGGCCCCGGCATTCCAGACATTCTAGCACAAAACGAGGCTTTTCTTCCCGCATCAGCTTTTGTTTTTGGGTGCGGTGCAGGTGCTTTAAGATTAGAGCCAGTTGCTCGATTAAACTTATCACGCCCTTTTTGCGTTAAACCTGCGCCTTGACTTGTGGGTAGCTTCTCACCGCGTGAGACTGAAAGCCTAGGGTCGCCACCATCTTTCATCTTCTGCGCGCCACGCTTTACCGAGTACGCAATGGCAACGGCTTGCTTGACAGGCTTGCCAGCCTTCACCTCAGCTGAGATGTTCTTCTTAAAAGCTTTATCAGATTTGCTTTTAATCAAAGGCATGATTAGCCACAGAAAATCGTAATTGCCGCGCTTGTTGGTAACACTACATAAATACTTGTGTTAAACCGAATTCCATTTCCGGGCAACAGCGTTGCAATAACAGCAGTGTTCGTTGTAATATCCAACTCCAGCAATAGCGTGCCGCTTGCACCACCATCACGAATTTCAATTGTGCCAGCAGTACCACCGGGCTTAATTTGATAGCCACCAAGATTGGTTGCGCCTGCGTAAACTGACCCTGTAGCATTTGCATGTGCAGAGAATACATTGGTTAGTGTGCTCATAATAAATCCTTAAAAGGAAGGGGCCGAAGCCCCGACCTTGATTAGCAAGAACCGCCGTAAGCTTTTTTCATCTTACCACCAGTTTTGTACTTTTGAATTACGCCACCTGTAGCGTACTTCTCAATTACTCCACCAGTTTTCAGACCTTTATGCGCTTTAGACGCAGACTTATTAGCATGAGACTTAAGATCGCCTTTAATGCCTTTAATAGCTGACATCTCAGCTTTGTGCATCTTAGGAGACTCAACCTCACCGCCCTTTTTACGCGCCATAGGCATTGGGCCGGTTTCCATTTTTGTAGGAATACCACCCATACCGATACCGCGACTAGGCATGGCGGGGGCCATACCACGACGAGCTGCCATAGGGGCGCCACGTGCAGAAGCTTTTTCAGGGATAATTCCACCCATAGCTTTCTTTACTGCGCCGCCTTTTTTAAGCTTCAGTTCAACTGAAGGCTCTGTAGTCATCATCTTAGGCATTGGTTTAAACTGTCCCATGATGATCCCCTTTTAAGCAAAAGCTTTGTAAATGATAGTCACACGAGCTGCGCCTGCAGTAGCTGCAGTTCCAGTTTGTGTAAATGTCACCGTTGCGTAGTCAACATCACTGTTACCCACGTCAGCCCAAGCGCTGTACACACCAGTTGAAGCAACTGATGCGCGACCTGCCGAGCCTACGGAAGTAGAAGTGACATAAGCTGCAGCAGTGCCAGTTTTACCAACGGTCACAGTGTTGGTAGTGCCAGCATTAAACGCAGTCGTTACGTCGATGTGGACGTTCTGAATCTGCGCGTTTGCTGGAATAGTACCAATAGTGACTGCACCGGTATTGCTAAACGCAATCGTTGTGGTGATTGCGGACAGCTGGCCTGCCGAGTTAGTTACTGCATTATTGTATGCCATTGTCTTTTTTCCTTAAAGTGTAGGGGCCGGAGCCCCCACTTGGGTTTAGACGCCGGGTGTACCGAACATTGAACGCCAGTCAGTCCAACCAAGGTCATAACGCTCAGTGGCCTTATAACGCATTGAGTCGGTCTCAAAGTCGCCTTCCATGGTCTTTTCCAAGCCACGGCGCATCATCAACTTCATGCCTTCAGGGGCATCAGTCTGAACCCACCATGCTGTGGCAGAAGTCAAGCGGGAGATAACTGAAGCGCCTTCAGGCATCAAACCGATAGACTTAATTGGGTTGATGTCGTTGTTGGCTGTACCAGCACGAAGAACGCTCTTCAGCAAAACTTCAGCTTGGAAGACATTACCGGGAGCAACCACTAACTTCAGGGGTTGCAAACGGATCTTCTTGCCGTTGTTATCCACTGCTTGACGAACTTGGATCAGCATCTGCTCCAAGGAAGTCTGGCTCAAGTTAGCAGCTGTGTTCAGCAAGTTACTTGCTGTACCACTAACCAGTGGGTGTGTAGAAGCATTCAACTGAACACCATCGCCGCCAGCATATGCTGAGTTGAACGCTTGGTTCAACACATTGGCTGCCAATGTCTCTTTGGTTTCCACCAAAGACTGGGCCAAATGCTTAGCGTAAACTTGACCAATACGGATGTGGTCGCCGTCTTCAACCAATACCTTGGTCAATGCAAAGGCCAAGCCATACACATTGTAGAGGTAACGTTTGAGGAACAGGACACCACCTTGTTGGTAAGCAACAGGGCTGCCGTCAGGCAACTGAGGTGCTGCACCAAAACCGTACAAGACAGGTTCTTCGTGGTAGTTACGGGGGATACCTTGTTGTTCACGGAAGACCGTGGACCATTCATCCGAGCGTTGATCGTATACACCGTCGAAACATTCGTTTAAGATAGGTTCGACGATGCTACGAAAGTCGGTACTGCGCATTGGAGCTGCCATGGTTCACTCCCTCCTTTAAACTGCAACAACGGACGCATTGAACTGCGACTCGTTGATAGTTACGCGCACAATCGTGTACGCATCGCCCCAAGCATTGTCAGGGTACGGAGCTAATTCACGGATCAACATCTGTGCGCTATTACCAGCGCCAACCAATGTGGTTGACAAGGTGCAAGCAGACAAACCAGTTGTAGTTGAACCAGCAGTGGTGTTGCTCAAATCAGCCATGTCACCCACGGATGTTTGCGCTAACGAACCCGCAGCTTGGATCTCATACACAATGTTAGGATCGTTGTAATAGTAAGCAACGCATGAGCCAGCTGTATACGCAGTATTTGCGGGCCAATTGTTGGATACACGTGCACGACCTGTACTGTCAGTAAACTGCACGCCAGCAAAGGCGCCCTGGAATGAATCCCCAGCAGCAGCGACGACAATATTACCTGAAGTGTTCAACTTTACGGGTTGACCTTTTAGGATAGCCGTGTTATAGGCAGAAGCAATGCCGTCAGCCAGCGTCACAGCGCGATCTAACCCTGAGGGATGATACGCGGGACGAAGACCAAACGGCGCATTAGTTGCACTCATGATTGAGTCCTTTCAAAGATTGAAATAAAAACTTTGTCATGTTTACTCAAAAACAGGACGGGGTTTAACTTTTGCATCGAAACCTACACCGCCGCCTTCAATTGAAACCAATGTCTTGCCATTGCTATCACGTTCACCCAGCAATTGTTCTTGTTGAACCTTAATCTTCTGTTGCTCCTCCATAGGGGCAAGATGATGAAGTTCGTACATGAGCTCTTGATAAATGTCCATAGGCAATTTATACAAAAGCATCTCGTTACAAGCAACAAAGCCTACGTGTTCGCCAGCTTTCACTTTCAAATGCTCAAAGCCGGGTAATTCTTCGGCTTTTACTGGTTCATAGCCCAGTCGCATACGCTTGTGAATTGGGTCATATTGGTTGGTAGAAGACAACCAGCATAGGTGGTATCCCGGTATCTCGGGAGGGGTCGGAAGCGCCTCTTGCAGCCACTCCGAGCGGAACATCCTACGACGTTCCTCGGAAGAAACAAATTTTTCTTCAGGTGCAGCGCGTGAATCATCTTGCGATGCACGATTCTCACGTCCTGCGTTGGTGTTCTTTTTAATACGATCGTCCATGCTTATTTCCGTTTCTGTTGTTTATCATATTCTGCAAACTTGCGAATCATTTTGTTTCGCTGTTCGATGTTATCCCACATGCCTGCCTCTTTAATGGCAGCAACACGCTTAGGATCAACGATGTATTCGTTGGCCCTTGTCGTCGCAGTGGTATCACGTCCTGAACTTGTCACAACAGATCTCGGTCTTGGGTTTCTCGTACCATTACTATACCCCGAATTATATCGGTGTGGTAAATATTTTTGCAATCTGTCGTCGAGCTCATCCCAATAGTC